CTAGTACAGGGATGGTATCAGTTGCATAGCTATCTACATAGATACGCATTGCGCCGTTTAGAGTACCAACGAACTTAGTGTTTGTTGGAGCCTCGAAAGCACCTTCAGTAGTACGAGCAAATGCTGAAGTAGTAGCACTTTGTAGAACAGTCAATGCAGCACTGCTTACTACAGCCCAGTTACCTGCACCACGACGAGTGCGTTGTGCGATTAGGTTAGCAGCACGGTTGATTAGAACTGCTAGAGCAGCATGTTCATCACCAACGAATGTTGCAGTACCACTTACAGTTGCCTGGTTGAAAGCGAATTCAGTTGCAGCAAGGGAACGTAGGCTGTAAAGGATTTCCTGATCAATTTCAGCAGTGATTTCCTGAGCCAAAGCAGCCATAATTTCTGCTTCGATATCAAGACCATGCATTGCTTGAGCGTCTTGAGCAGCTTCAAAAGTCCAACGTGCTGATAGCTTACGAGTCTTAGCTTCAACTGGTTGTTTTAGAATCTGAACGTTCAAACGACGACCTGGTGCACCTTCGAGCGCAGCAGTATAACCTGCACGACCGTCAGCACTGTTAACACCGCTAGCTGCGCCTGAATAACCAGATGCAATCTTGAATGGTGATAGTGCTTCGTCACCGATAGCAGCGTTAGTACCGAACTGTCCAGTACCGTTGCTTGTGAAACTATCTGCATAGCGAACACGTAGAGTATGAATCTGTGCTACTGGTCCAGTCATTGGCTGAACACCAACGATTTCGTTGGCAATAACAGTTGGCATAACACGACGGATAACAGGTAGAATCACACGGTTTAGAGTGGCAACGTTGCCACTTGCAGTTGCACCACTTGATGCATTTTCTGCTAGATACTTCTTGGTATTTTCCAATACCATTGACATTGTAGTACGACGATTACCGCTTAAGCCTTCCAATAGGGCTGATTTGGTTTCGTCCCAACGTCCTTCAATTAGTTCTTGTGTCATAGGGTCTTCTCCAATTAATATTTAGTTTCTTATTAGTCCAGCCAGACGCTTCATTTCAATAATATTGTTTGAATTCTGATCTGCTTTCACAGTACGATTGCCAGTAACTTCTACTGTGCTTTCTACAATAGATTGCTTTGGAGCAATTACTGCTGCAGAACCACTCATTACTGGGTTCAAATACTTCTTAAATGCTGCGTCTAATTTATCTGTTGGGACTGATTCCAGCAGTGTTGACATCACAGCGGCTTTTTCTTTGCTTAGCGGACTAAGCAAATTGTTGAGTTTGCCTTTTCTATCGATATTTTCGTTGATACGGCGTAGTTCTTCATTTTTCTTCTTAACTTCAGTCATTGCACGTGCTTCTGAATCACGAGCCTCACTGATTTGACTTGCCATAAGAGCAATCTTACCAGTTAGTTTCTTGATATCTGCACGCTCGTTAAGATAACTTGAACCAAATTCAGTTGCAAAGGCTTCGAAAATCTTGCGACCGAAGTTGTTTTCTTTTGCTTCCTGAATATCAGTTTTTAGTTGATTTAGTTCTGAACGTAGATGTGTAGTGATTGTGTTTTCTACTAGTGAACTTGCTTTCTTTACAAAACTATCACGAAGTGTTTCTAACTTCTTACGACCTTCTGTAACTACTGCTACCTTAGTAGCAGCAAGGTCTGCTTTGTCTTGAGCAAATTCTGAGATTTCATTACGTAGGTTTTCAGCAACGAATGCTTCTAACTTAGTAATAGTCTTTTGCATAGCAACACGGTCACTACGAAGTTCTGAAATTTCACGAGTTAATGATTCACTCAAGTAAGAATCAAAATTCTTAGCCTTGCTTACCATTTGCTGTGTGAATTTTACACGATCTTCGCTAACTAATTCACGTTCTGCAGCAATCTTACGAACTTCTGCAGTTAGTGATTCGTTAACCATCTTATCCAGAGCCTCTACCATAACAGCACGGTCATGTGAATAACGACCAGCCATTTCGTCACGGATTTCTGTACGAATTTCTTCACGAGCCTCTAAAAGTTTAGCATTCCAACTTTCTTCTAGTGACTTGCGAGTATCTTCGTTCAGGATACCGTTATCAATTAATGGTTTTAGAGCTTCGAACATTAATAATTCTCCTGAACTTATATTTTTAATTCAGATACAAACTTGCGAATTTCTTCTTGTAAGTATTTCTGAACTCGTTGATCTTTATTTAAATCTTTAGCCATATCCAGTATACGTTGACCACCATTCATATTCATCAGTCCTTCATAGACTGCAGTTGGGTAGGCATTAGGTGCACTGGGTTGTGCTACTATATCAACAGTAACGATATCAAAATCGCTTACTGCGCCGTCGTGTTCATTAACATTACCTGATCCACGACTGCTTACTCCTAGTTTAACACCACTTTCTAACATGGTGCGAACCAAATTGCCCATTGGTGTAGGCAAAATCTTCATCTTTCCGTAACCGTTTGGTCCATCTAACCACATTTCTGTAATCATATGACTTACACGATCAAGATTGATACGCAGGTTTGTTGGGTGATCTACTTCACCCAACACACTATAACCTGTTTTAACTTGCTTGTTGAGTGTTTCAATAGCACGATTAATTTCACTAATCGGATACACACGTTGGTTAGCGTTCTTAACACCACCTTGGATGCAGATACCCTTTAGATAAAGATTTTTACCTTCATCACTGTGGCTCATTTCCATCATAGCCTGATCGTAACTAAGATGCTCTACAAGCAAATTACTCATTTTCTTTCCTTATTAACGAGGTAAAACGTCTTTCTTATTAACGTTTGGACCGCCGCCTGTTGCAAACTTGCCTTCTGCACTTTGTGGCTTCTTGGCATTTGAGAATGCTTTACCTGCATTAGCACCTGGAGTGTTTAGAAACTGACCATTGTGTGGTAGTTTGCCTTCACCCTTGCTGTATTCGTTGCTTGGACCTTTATAAGCCTTGCCATTTGGGTCTTCATTTGCAGACTTCTGAGCAATATTCTTAGCAGTTCCACCCATGTCATTCTTGCCAGCAACTACACTTTTCTTCTGTGTTGAAGACTTGTAACTGTTAACTGCGCCAACTGGTGAGCCTTCGCTATTACCTGGACTTGCAACTTTTTCTACGTACTCACGAACAACGCCTTCTTCCGCAAAATCTGGATCATTTTCACCATCATTGTGCGCTTCTTCACCTGCTTCGTCAGCCATTAACTTTTCAAACTCAGCCTTGAGTTCGTCTAGAGCATCTTCAAGGTCCATAACACGGTCTTCCATGCCACCTTCACCTTCCTCGCTGCCCATATCCATGTCGCCATCATTGTCCATGTCATCATCACCCATGTCCATGTCCATGCCATCATCTTCGCCATCCATGCCTTCATGGTCGGCTTCAATATCATGCATCATGTCATCGGTTTGATCCATACTGTCTGCTTCATCCATATCATGACCATAGTTTTCATCCATGTCATCTGACATTTCTTCTGCTACAAGGTCATTGTAGATTGAACGACTCTTCTCAACAACTAGGTTGTGAAATAGGTCTTTTGCCTTATCTGTTTCATCGTTAATGATGAACTCAATCAATTGTTCGTACTTGCTACGCATATGTTAAACTCCTGTGGGATAATATCCTGTGTTTTTATTTACTATGTAAATCTAAATACCGCATCAAATAACAGTATTTTGACGATTTTTACAATTTTGTGAATTGATATTGATTAAAGTTGTGGACCACCAGCAGCAGCAGCAGGTGCTGCACCATATTGTTTACGAACTTTGGTTATTTGTTCCGTATATTCAACATTACGCTGGTCATTCATTTTACGCAATTGACTAATTTGTGCAAGAGTTAATCGTGTTTTACGAAGATCATGAAGTTTCTCAACACTTTGATCTTGCGATAAATCTTGATAATCACTACTTTGATGATTAAACATTTCACTTAGTACCACGACGATATTACTCCATACCTAGTTTATTTAGGTCTAACCGCCACCAAGTGCGGCACCTGCAGTTTGACCGCCGCCAGCAGTACCAGCAGCAGCACTTGGAGTACCACCAGCGCCTACTTCACCTGTTGGTGTTACTGGTGGACCACCTAAACCTTCTGCGCCACCCTGATCACCAGCGGCTTGAATATCACTGATAGTATCAAGGTCAGTGTTAATACCGCCTGGTGTAATACCAACATTGCGCAGATCACTGCCTTGCAATTGGCTTTCTGGTGCTTCTTCGCCACGTTCTTCATGCCACATGCGATCATTTTCGGCCATTTCAAGATCACTAAGACCAAGATATTTCTTAAGCATGAAACGCTTTGAAAGATATTCAGTTGCAGAAATTTGTTGAAATGCAGTAATTCTGCCACTGTTTAATTCAATATCACGATAGGCAGCAAAGTTTTGAGGCTCATTAAAACGTATTTCAAAAATAGAGTTATCTAACTCAAATCCACGATATTTCATGAATAATTTAAATTCAGTATCAAACTTTGGTGCCAAATACTTTTGTAGACGCTTGCAATACTCGTTGAATCTAAACTCTTGAATAAGTGCAGTTGTTACTTTGCCATCATTAAAGTTGCGATCCGAATCTTCTGGACCTGTTGGCAAATATGAACTTGGAATACGTAACGCACGAAACATTTTGTTAGTAAAGAAACGTAAGTCATCAATTTCACCAAGATTTTGACCGCCTGGTAACACTTCTACTGATGAACCACGACCTTCTGCAGTTTGTGGAAAGAAGAAATCTTCGTTCATACTCATCGGATTATAACTTGCATCCATTAAGTTTTGACCACCGCCACTTTGTGTTGGTATTCTACGTTGATTGATTTCATTTTTAACACGCTCAACAAATTGCATTGCAAGATGTGCTGGCATATTACCTACGTCAATCTTGAACATTCTACGTTCTGGAGCACGAGAGATACGATAGATTAGAATAGCGTCTTCTAATAGTTCTTTTTGCTTGAATACCTTAAAGATACTCTCAAATAAACTAACGCCAAACGGCCAGTTAACATCTAAACCTTCGGTCATGCTAAGATGCACAACATGTGCTGCATCTACTGGAAATTCATTATTGCCTGCACCAAAGCGTGTGTTTGGTGAGAATACTTCGCCACCTGCTGTATAAGAACGTGAACCACCCATATAAGGTGCAAATGCATAGGAGTCATTTGGACCAGGCGGTCTGGTGATAGTATTGTTTTGTAGATTAGGATTTAAATCACGAATATAATAAATTTCAGGCTTCTTGCCTTGTGATTCATTAACAATAACCTTTGAAACACGGTTCATCTCGCTCCAATACCACTTATAGGTTTCTGGATCACGAATGAATACTTGGTCGCCATACTTGAGAGTATTGCGGAAAATTTTAAACATACGAATGTCAAATTCGTTAAGGTTATACCATGCAATAAGTTGTTCTTTAAGAATCATCTTTTCATTGTCAGTGGCTTCTTCATGGAAATGAATATCAAAGGCAGTGCGAGTATCTTCATTAACCTGTGTGCAAAACTCTGCAAGAATATCAAGTGCAGCATTAACTTCACTGTCTAGGTCCATATTCTCATACTGAGTATAACGATCAATACGGTTAGGATGTCCACTATAAACATCTGGCAACATACTTTGATAGTTACGATATGCAGCATTAGCCTGTGAACCAAGATAATTATAACTGCTATAATCTGTTACGCTGCCATTAACAGGACTATATGCCCCATCACTTACAATACGCCAGTGCTTTTTCCATGACATGTATAGTTCCTCTTATAGGATATTTATAGTTATATTGGGCTATTACATAATTCTAACACTGGTCTCTTTGGTATATCTGGCAACATCTTGAGTTGTATAGATCAAATCATCTACCTTTGTAATTAAAATATTCATCAAATCATCATTACTAGTGTTAGTTTGCTGTCTATTTTGAATTTCATTATTAAGTGCTGCTCCTAATCTTTCCGTGGAACTAAAAATATCATTATCATTATTTTTTGCAGTATCCATTAACATAGATGTTAAATTTTCAGGTAAAACTGCTTCTGTTCCGTGAAGTTTTGCCATATATCCTGTGTCTGGACCACTCGCAATGCCACCTTCAGCATATCCAATCATTTGAGCAAAAAATCCTGCAGCTTCTAATGCACCTGCAATTGTTGCTAATCCACCAGGTATAACTGCTCCAATTCCAGTGGCTGCTGCAGGTGCAGTTACAGCGGCGGCAACACCCGTTACCGCACCTGAAGCTATAAGTGCTTTACCAATACCGCCATTATCAATAAATTTTTGAAATGAACTTTTTTCTTGATTTACAGCAGTTCCACTCGCAGAATCAGGTTTTCCACCAGCAAATTCATTTATTTTTCCAGCAATAATACTTGTTGTTTTTCCAACTTCATCAGCAAAACTACTAAGAACTTTACTGTCAAGCAAACTTGTTTGAATTGCAGTTGCCAAATCACGTCCTGCTTGTGCAGCTTTTTCAACGCCTACAGTCAATGGATCAGTTGTTTTTTCTGATGCTTTTGCTGCTGCTTCAGCAGCAGCAATTGCTTGCGGTGTAAAATCTTTACGGAATTGCAATTCAGCACCCATTGCTTTCTCAAGTTCATCTGCTAATCCACCAACACCAGCAAAACCAGCCATGGCTATGCCTTTGTTGTTTATTAAATCTTGCATAGCTTGTTCACCAAACTGTGCCTGTGTTTGACGCATTTTAGTAGCATCAAGTGTACCACTTTGAAAATCATTGGCAGCAGTGCTAACAATATTAGCAAAACCTTCACTTTGTTGCATAAGTGCAGCACTAGCTGGTGTTACTGCGTTTCCAAATACAACAGTTTCTTCAAATGCCTTACGTTGAGCATCACTCATATTCTTCATAGCATCTAAAATATTACTTTGTTCTTCCGTACTTTTACCTGTAAGTGCCTGTTGAAATGCCAATCTATTTGCTTCGTCACGCACTTTTGCTTCTTGTTTTTTAGCATCTTCACCAGTAATTGCTGCAATAATTTTTAAATTTTCTGCATATTTTTGTGTTTGTGCGGCTACTACTTCATTACTTGCACTAAATTGGCTACCACCTTGGCGCATCTGTGCCATAGTCGCTGCCACTGCTTCAGCTTGTTCTTTTGCAGTTAATCCTAAATTTTTAAGGCTTGTTGTAATACCTTCTCTGCGCATTACTACACCAACTTCACCCATACGTTTTGCTGCGTCTGTAACACCAATACCTAAAGATGCTAACGCAGGACTGCTACTTTTAAGAACATCACTGAATTCTGTTAAAGTAAGTTGACTATTGCCAGCAGCCTTTACCATACCAGTAAGACCATCTGCAAACATTGCACCACTTGAATTAATAGCATTAAAACTATTAAATGCCTTGTTTAATTCGGCACCAAGTATAGGCATTACTTCTTTTGCTATTGCACTTGTAGTTTTTCCAAAAAAACTTAGTGCTAAACCTACACCTTCTGCGGCTAAACCAAGTCCTCTAACTGATTTTGAAGTTTTAGAAGTACCATTTCCAAATTGTGTTGCAGCGGTACCTGCTCCGCTTAGTGCATCCCCAACAGAAGTGCTAACAGAACCTATAGTACTGTAAAATGTGGTTGTTGCAGAAGTAGCAAGTTCAATGTCATTTGCGCCACTTTGATAACCTCGTATTAGAGAAGCCGCTGCTGATCCAAGTTGTCCAATAACCTTACTGCCTACAACAACACCAGCACTTAACCCTTCAATTGTTGATTTTAATTTAAGTGTACCACTAATCTGTTGAACTTGTGCAGCAATTTGTGCTCTTATTTGATTAGTTTGATCTTTTAATGCAGGATAATTTTTATCAATAACATCAAGTTGTTGTGATTGACTTTTAACTAACTCGTCGATTGATTTTCTTGCATCACTGCTGCTTTTTTTATTTTTGTTTATTTCTTCTTTTAATGCAGAAAATGATTGAGAAACTTCAGTTTGACGTTTTGTTAAATTTTCAGTTACAACCTTTCTTTTGGCTTCCGCCTTCATTCCACTCTTGATACCAGTTTCAAGAGCAGTCATTGAAGCATTAAATGTACCAAATCTAGCATTTGCCTCTTCAAGCAACTTTTCAAATTCTACTAACCGAGGATCAACCGCCATATTATTAAATTACCATTTTTTCACTTGTTAAATAGTATATTACCATCAACGTCTATTATTTAGGAAACTCTAAAAATGCAAAATTCTAATCCACTAAGTGGACATTTTCGCCAACCATCTGTTTTTATGAAACTACCAAGTGGTGGAAGATACTGGCAACCAGGCAGTATTTCAATTCCAGCCAACGGTGAAATTGGTATTATGCCTATGACTACCAAAGATGAAATCATGCTACGCACACCAGATGCTCTAATGAATGGGCAAGGTGTAGTAAGTGTCATAGAAAGTTG